GCGGACCTTGTTGGCCTGTAGGCCCTGTTGGTCCTGCTACTGTACTAGCTGCACCTTGTGGACCTGTGTTACCTTGAGCACCTGTAGGTCCTGTAGGTCCTGCTACTGTACTAGCTGCACCTTGAGCTCCTGTAGGTCCAGTGCTGCCTGTAGGCCCTGTTGGTCCTGCTACTGTACTAGCTGGGCCTTGAACACCTTGTATACCTTGTGCACCTGTAGGTCCTGTTGGGCCTGCCACAGTGCTGGCAGGGCCTTGTACCCCTTGTATACCCTGTGCACCTGTAGGTCCTGTGCTACCTGTAGGGCCAGGCACTGTGCTAGCTGGGCCTTGTACCCCTTGTATACCTACTGGCCCTGTAGGACCTGTAGGACCTGTAGCACCTTGTTGACCTTGTGCACCTGTAGGGCCTGTGGCACCTTGTATTTGACCGCTGTCTGCCCAGGTACTACCTGTCCATACATATAGGTGACCATCTTGAGTAACAACATAACTGTCACCTACTGTATTATTACTAGCAGGTAATTGCACAACAGTAGCAACACTGCCTTTTAATTGTACACCTTGACCTTGTGGACCTGTAGGTCCTGCTATAGTACTAGCTGCACCTTGAGCACCTGTAGGTCCTGTGTTACCTTGAGCACCTGTAGGTCCTGTAGGACCTGCTATAGTGCTAGCTGCTCCTGTTGGTCCTGTGGGTCCTGTAGCACCTGTAGGTCCTACTATGTTACTAGCTGCACCTGTGGGACCCATAACGCCTGTGGCACCTGTTGGGCCTATAGCACCTGTAGCACCTTGTGGTCCTACAATAGCACCAGCATCAATCCAAGTACTAGTACTAGCCTGCCAAACATATAGGTGATTATTTTGTGTTACTATATAGGCGTCAGCATCTTGATTATTACTGCTAGGTAGACCAGCTACTGTAGCTGCAGTACCTTTAACACTAATACCCTGACCTGCAATACCTTGAGCACCTGTTGGCCCTGTGGGACCGACTACGGTACTGGCTGGCCCAGTTGGGCCCATCATGCCGCCGGCAATAACTCTGGTTTGTGTATTATCAATTACAATAGTGCTGGTATTAGTTTGTACAATACTCATCGTATTACATCCTTTACCACAGTTATATTGCCAGCAATAAACGGAGTTACATTGCCACTAGTATCTGTTAATTCCATGCCGTAAACGGCAGTAGTAAAGTTAAATTGCGCTGTTTGTTGAGCAGTTAATGTAACTGTTATTGTACTATTATTTGTATCTAGTACAATGCCTCCACCAGCTCCACTATTTAGTGCTAGTATAACTGTATCACTATTAACATTTGCTCTAATTTGTAATACAGCACTATAGTATTGCAGCGGATAAGGAGCATAATACTCTACTGTTCCGCCAGTAGTATAATTAGTATAGCCACTACTATTAATACTATTAACAGTTAATGTGCTGGCTGTAACATTATTAACAAAATGATAATCATCATCACCAGTACTATTAATTTCTTTCATACCACCAACATTGGTAATTCTAATACGCCATCCAGGTGGTATACTGTGTGCGGCACTAGTAGTAATTATACAAGGTCCGCTCTTACTAATAGACTGTACATTAGCATAATACTTGGTATCGGTTTCCCAGCGATATACTTGTTTAAAGGTAGTACCCTGATAAATTTTATAATTAACTTTTGCAGGAACCATACTAGACCTTTACCTTTCTAAGAGCTGCCAGTTTCTTAAAACTATTTAACTCCGTAGTAAGCGCAGCAATTTCTTCCTGCAACTTATTATTTTCAATGCTAAGTTTAGTTAGTTGACTGTTTAATTCAACTATATCTAATTGTAGCTTAGTTAATTCTTCAGTAAGCTTACTATTATGCTGGCCCATGCGCTCCAACTCTTCATGCATCATCTTGATTACACTTGTTTCTGCATCAGTACTACGCCAGTCTTTTAATAATTTTTGCACTCCTACTGATAGTGCAATTATAGCCATAGCTGCTACGCTAATTGTTTGTACCAGGCTGTGATTTTCTACGACTTCCATTGCAGCTCCTATTTGTTAGCAGTGATTAAGATACAAGTTTAGTTGTAGCTAGGCTGCCAACTGTGTTTTAGTGGCACTGCTTATTGTCAAGTAAAAATATTTAAACCTTTTTTGACTCTTGTATATTATAGCACAAGGGCAAGAGGTTGTCAACTATAAAAAATGCCCTGCTTAATCAATATTAAGCAGGGCATTACCGTGAACTTTTTCAGTTCTTTATAGACCCTTTTGCGGTATCCAAGTTGGTTTAGTCAGCTCAGTCGCCAGGTCATAGTAGTTTTGTTATGTAAAATTTTTTAATTATCTAATATAATTTATTTGTTTAGTTCCACGGTAGTGGTTTATTAACGGTTGGTGGTGTAATTTTATCTTGTATTCTTTGAGTTAATAATTCCTCTGTTCCAGTTTTACTTATTTTGTTCCATACCCAATCAAAAATTTCATTTTGTGTTAAGTTTTCATAGGCTACAAACACTTCACCTGGTGGATCAACTAGTGTAATACCTTCTATAGTTTCTGTAACACCATTGTTAGATGCTGTAAGCATCCAATTTACTAAAACTACAACATCTTGCAAATTATTGTAACTTGGTTTAACCTCTAATCTAATAATTGACCAATTCATTTTAACTCCAATATTTATACTTGTGTTTTTAGCAATTCAATTTCTAATTTGAGCTCTTGAATTGCTTTTACTAGTGGAACTATAAGTTTTGAATAACTAATACCTTGTAGAATTTTTTTACCGTCGATTATATCATAAATACATAATTCGTCATTTACCAACTCTACATCCTCAGCAATTAAACCATATTGTATATCTGTTTCTATATCACTAGTATATCTACCAAGCTTATCTTTCTTTTTAAAATTAAAAGTTATTGGCTGCAGATTATATATCCAATTAGTATTAGGTAATGGGCTAATGTTGGTCTTACTAGCACGTGTTGAACTTAAGTAACCAAGCATACCTGAACTATCTACATAAACATCGCGACCTGTTACTGTAGTATTATATACTTCTGGAACTTTAATACGACCTAAATAATCTATATTTACTCTTAGCGTTCCGCCAATGCCTGTACCTTGACCAATATGAATTCCGTCATTTACACCATCACTGATATTAGCACCTATATACCACTGTGTTGCAGCACCTGCTGATCTTAATAGTATTTGGGGTACATCTTTTTGAAATGTAAGATTAGAAGTAAGTGTACCGGCACTAACCGTACCAGTTGCACCTGTAGGACCTGTAGGACCTGCTACTCCCTGTGTACCTTGAGTGCCCTGCGTACCTTGCGTACCTTGTGGACCTGTAGGACCTGCTACTCCTTGCGTACCTTGTGGACCTGTAGGACCTGCTACTCCTTGCGTACCTTGCGTACCTTGTGGGCCTGTTGGACCGGCTATGCCCTGCGGCCCTGTTGGACCTGTAGGTCCTTGTGGCCCGCTGGCTGTGCCCCAGGTACCATCACTTCGTAAAAATGAGCCAGTGCCGCCTGGTGGTGGAGGTATTAGGTACCCGCCCCAACCAAAGTTTCTAAAAGTGTAGTCGCCACCACTGGTAGTTCCTAGATCTGTTACTGCTGTGCTGCGTAATTGTAATGGTCTAACGGCATTACTGGTTATTACAAAGCCACCATTAGTTATCTCTCTGCCAACAATAGTTGCCATAGCACTATTGTCATAGTCTAAGATTTTCTTACTAACTCCAGCACTAATACCATAATAACCACCACTTGCAGCAGGATTTACAAGTTGTGGACTATCAGTCCAAGTACCGTTACCAATTAATACTTGTGTAGCTGTGCCACCACTAGGTAAACCAGAAACACTACTCCAAGTACCATCAGCACGTAAATATGTTGTAGTATTATTAGGTGGCGCACTAATAGTTACACTACCATATCTAAAAGTTCCGCTACGAATATTTAATGCATATCCGGCTGAATCACCAATTGAAACTTCTGTACCACCTTGAGCATTATAAAATCTACCGGCCGCACTATAACTAGATGAGTCAGAGTATCCTAAATATCCTTGTGCTAGGTATCCATAATTAACGGAACCATAGGCACCTTTTTTTACTGTTACGCCATAATTGGTAGTCCAACTGCCTAGTTCGCTAGTAATTGTTGAGTCTATAGTTCTAGCAAAATAAGCGGCGGATTCGCCTATTGTACCAGCAGGATTTGGAAGTACGGTTATAGCTCCATATACAGCATTAAAAAGTCCTAATACTGGAGTAAGATTTAGTAATGGTGAAGCGCTTGTTCCAAGACCACCAAAATAACCTAGTAATTCATCGGAATTATTATAAATAGCTACTTTATTAGCATCAGTTTTATTTATTTCAATGCGCTGAGCACCACTTACACCTGTTACTAATTGACCACGTAAATATGCATTAGTAGCGTATAAGCTTCCTTCAGTTCTGTTTAAATAATATCCTGTATTGCTAGTAAATGTACCGCCACTAGGTGTGCCTCCAGTCCAGTTATCACTGCGTATATCTTGAAATACACTAGCAGCAATTGGTACACTCCATATTGTAGTATTTGCTGGTATGCTTTCTAAGGTAGTAGCATTAGGATTATATCTGCCAAAACTATACCAAACTACTTGACCAACTGTAGCACTAGGTGCTGTTAGACTATAATCTACAGGAGCGGTTGCACCACTAGTATTGCTGGGTGCTGTTGTTAGTAGTGCATCACTTTGACTACGTAATCTATAGGCTGTTATAGTACGTATACCCTCTAGTCCAGTTGTACCGGCACTGCCTGGATTACCTTGTGGGCCGGTTGGACCTGTGGCTCCTGGTAAACCATTGGTTCCATTAGTACCCGCCTTACTTTTACTAATAGAAAAGTCTTTTGTTAATGTAGGGTAACCTGTTCTAGTAGCAGTAATTGTGCTAATTGCACTATCTGTTCCACTAGCTAATGTGTTGACAGTAAGCGTTATATTACTAGTGCCTGTGCCAGTTAATGTGGTCGTTAAACCGGTCCCATCACTTTTAGTAATAGTCCATAAACTTGTTTCATTAGTAATGCCACGAAATATTGCAGCATATGTAACTGCACCAGTATAACTAGTTACACTACCACTACTATCTGCTGGTACTGTATGTGATTCATTAGTTAATAAAAATGTTAGTGCATCACTACCATTATCACCACGCCAAATAGTCACAGTATCACTAAGTGTTCCTAGCGTAGCAACTACTTTTACATATCTAACTGTAGTTGTGCCTAAGCTATTAAAGTTAGCTGCAGTAAGTGTTCTAATATCGCCGGTGCCAGTTAGTGTAATACTGCCTAAACTAGTATTACTACTATTATATGCAGTAGCTGTAAATGTTACTGCACCTGTTATATTTTGTTTATTTGCGGTAAACGTAATACTAGCGGGATAATTGGCTGTGGTAGCCAAATTATTATCAAAAATAAAAGCCCAATCAGTAGGGTCAAGTGTTAGTAGTGCTACTCCGCTTTCTGTAGTAGCACTTGATTGAGCTGATATAGTATAACTATCAGGATCTATTTTACTAATATAGGCGTACTTTACATAATAGGTTGTATTAGCTAATAAATCTGTTAGTGTTAGCTTGCTTTGAAAAGTAGCGTCATATTTTAGTGTACTAGCATCTGGTGTAAAACCACTAGTTGTACTAGCCCAAACTTTTAAGTTAACTAGGTCATCGCGCTGTACTAATTCCTCTACCTGAGTAGATAGAGGACTGTTAGTATCATCATCAATATATATCTTGCCTGTGGGTACAGTAAAATATAATTCTAAAGATTTTGGACCTGGTGTAATTGTTAATGCCATATACTTTCCTTACTGTAAGGTCTGAATCTTTATACTACCTACAGCACTAGTAGTACTATAAACATCAGTGTTATCTAGTGCTCTGCAAGCTATTCTATAATTAACTCCACTACTACTTATTCTGCCAGTATCTCTAGGCAAGTTTAGTAGATTAAATACTGCTTGTGTTCTACTTTGTATTTCTAGCATATTTGTACTATCCCAGCTAGTTGTCCAAAAATCTGCACTACCGCTACTAGTTGTTCTATATAGTCTAAATACATATGTTTTATGGTTTGCTGGTTCAGTACCAGTAATTATAGGTTTAACTATAATATTAGTACCTTGTAACGTAATAGCCACATCAGTAACAGCAAACGGATTATCACTTTTACCATCTACATAAAATATCTGTTCATCGCTCCAGGGACCAAACACACTAGCAGTACTATTAGAATACCTAGCACGAGTTTTATAAGTATAACCGGTTTTGAGTCCAACAACTGTTAAACTGCCAGTATCCTTATTAACCAAATATGTATTTTGTGGATCTAGGTCGTTGAATACACTGTTCGATTCAATTACTTGTAGCTGAACATGCGTTGTATTAGCTGTTAAATCCGTAGGATTACTAAAGCTAATAATGGTTGTATTAGCATAGTTGCCATTAGATATTTCTGTGCTGTAATAGGTGTTACTAGAAACATTTGTTACTTTGGGTGCTTTAATAATAGTATTTTTTACTATATCTGTATTTTGTAGCGTGATATTAGAATTAAAGTGTATATATTCGTTATCTAAGTCTTTAGTATAAATATCAGGACTATAATCAGCTAACACCAATCTGGCGCTTACGTTTGAAGTAGGTTCAACACTAAGTACTATAAGATCTTGGCTAACACTATTGTTTTCGCCAATCATTACTAGATTATCGGCTTCTACACCAGTAAAACTAGTTGTAGTAGTAACTGTAGTATAATAGTTACTAGTACCTACATTTTGAATAGCTCTAGTAACTGATCCAGAACCTTCAGTAGTTGTAAGTGCATTAGTTCTAATAGTTATACTATAAGATTTGGTACTATCCAACAGCACTGCTTCAGTAAGCGTTATAGTATTTCCACTAATACTTTTAATTCTAGCAGATCCAACGCCCCAGAGCGGAACGTCGTGTGTTACTTTTACTAAATCACCGCGTGTACATACTAGGTACTCAAAATCACTATTTAGTGAGTAAGTTTCGGGTCGCAGTTTTAATTGTGCTAGGTGCCAGCTTGCAAAATATCTAATTTGATCTGGATTAGTTACACCAGGTAGTGTTAGTTGTTCAAATATTTCCGCACCTTTAACAGCTCTGCCACTAGTACCTTGTGTAGTAAATGCTTGACCATTTCCACTGCCACTAGCTGCTGCTACAAAGGTATCGCCTACTACATAAACTACACCACTAGTACCTGCCGCAGTATTCCACTGCTGTTGCGTAGTAGTTCCCAGTTTAGTAATCTTATACGTTCTGCCGGTAACAAAACTGCCGCTAGTAACTATATAACCATCTGTTTCGCCGTAACCATAGTTGTAAACAATGATTTCGTCAGCTTGATAAGCTTTAGTTTCGTTTGCAAATGCTATTCTAAATGCATCTGGTATTCTAACTAATGTTTTTGTACTTTCGAATCCCCAGCTGTTATGTGGAGTAAAATGTTGAATAGTATGTGATCTAAGTCTATCTATTACAACACTCCACTTACCATTAACATAAGTAGGACTAGCCATACCTGCAGCACAAATATCGCGTAGCAATTCCATTAAATTTTGCGTACTAGATATAACGTTATTATAGGCTAATATAGGTTGGTTGTAGTTTACCTTGTACTCAGCAGCTGAATTAGCATTGCAAAAATTATACCAGCTGGCTATAGTAGGCCAATCTATTTCGCTGTCATTAACACTATAACTATTAGCAGTATGTTGTAGTACATGCACAAATAAACTTGCTGGATTATTTGTTGCACCATACGTATAAGTGCCGTTACTAGCAATATTTATTTTTGCTATAGTTTGTACCATAGCATTTACGCCTTGCAGCGTACCATTTACTTTATTAGTACTTTGTACCTTAATAGCAGTTCTAGCTAAATTACGCGGCTCTTCTGCAATTACTGTACCGCTATTATTTCGCAGTTTTCGTTTAGGCAGTGGTTTAAGTGGTGGATTATCTATACTGTCATATGCACTAACTACCTGCAGCGATACTCTAGAAGCTACACGCCAGTCTGCTATTTGTTCTGGGTCATCATTGGTAATACGTTTAACACGTACAGCATAAGTATTTCTAGGTATATTTTCTAGTTTATATACATAGTTAAATGCATCTTTGTAATTTCTGCTAATTGTAATTATTTTATAACCGCGTGTTGGTAGTACATTTTGTACACCATCATAAACAAATCTAATTACACAAGCTATACCTGCTGATGATTGTCCCGTATTTCCAACTGCTTGAGCGCTAGTAGCAGTAACTCTAATAGTATGCGTACCAGCACCTAAGTAGACTTCTTTGGTAGTAAAGCTTCTAAAGTTTTTGCTTACACTAACTACTGGTGTACTAGTACCAACTGTAACATTATCAATGTATACCTGGCCATAATCATCAGCTGAAAAATCTAATAGGTAGGTACCATCATATGGAGCAGTAAATGTTGTTTGTTGATCAAAGCTAACGCTAGTAGATATATCTGCAGTGCCCCAAACGCCGTATTGCTTTAAAAAATTATGCCAAATATCATCAGTTCTAGTAACGTTTGTTATGTTGGCAAAATTAGTTCTACTGTTAAATACAGTTAGTTGTGTTACAGCATTAGCACTGCTAAGTGTTGTGCTAGTTAAACTACCAGCGCTAACCGTAATATTAAATGCTGGTAAGAAAAGTGTTTCTGCACCACCACTACTATAGTCTTGCTTAGTAGATTGTGTTAGTGAAAAGTTAAGGCCGCTTTTGACCAGCGTGGTATAACCACTAGTATGATCTGTTTGATTAGATATGTTATTACCGCTGTCTAGTGTAAAGCTGTACAGTCGTAAATACCCGCTGGGAATTTGTGGTTCAAAAATAAAGTCACGCTGTGTGCCTAATAGTTGAGTATATGCAGTGCTATTTAAATAGGACTTATAAGCTGCACTAGGATTACTACTATTAGTATCGCTAGCAGCTCCGGCAAATATAGTTAAGCTGTCTGCATTTGGTCGCAAACAAGCAGTAAATCGTTGATAAATAGTAGCTGAAGTAGTTTCATTAATAACCCATAGTTGCGGTACATCTACCTGCTCAGTTTTACTGCTGCTTAAATTATAATAATCAATATTACTACTAGCGGTACTATCTAGGTTAGGATTAGTTTGTACTTGATTAGCAGGTACAATTTCAATTCCTAGGCTAACATTAAACTTGTCTGTTTTACCATCTTTGGTATAAATAGCCCGCAAACCTTCAGGAAAATTAAAGGCAACATCAATGCTAGTAGCTGGTTGTGTAAATGTTACTAGTGTCCAAGGATTTCCGTCATTGTTATTATTTACAAGTTCAACTGGACTAGCTGGTAGTTGTTGTACATCGCTAGGATAATAGCTGTTAAAGGTATCTGCTTGTGCTTGAGTTTCAGTAGTTAATCCACCTAGTGTATAAGCTACCTCTGTGTTATTATATAATAGTTTGTCACTATGTAATTCACTAAGCGGTGTAGCACCAACACTAATAGTATTTTCATCAACTTGCAGTGGGCCAAATCCCCAGATGATTAATAAGTGTAGTAGGTTGGTATTGGTTAGTGTTTCTATATATGGTGTTGCACCTAGTACACCAGTAACACGATTGCGTCCAAGTACTACTGGAATTGCACCAAATGGGTTGGCTTGATTTTGACTGCCAGTAAATAGGCTAGCACCAATTGTTTGTCCTGGATCTTTTACCTCAGGGGGTCTAATAGGAAATGCTGCGTTGATGAGTACAGTACCAGCAATTTGTATAATTGCGCTGCCAACTGCGGCAGTGCCGCCAACTGCAGCACCTACTTTTGCAGCTATTACTGGATCTTGAGAGATTACAAATACTGCAATCATTAATACTAGGCGTAATCCTTGACGTCCTTGAGCAACTACTCTATAGTTGATATTTTGTCCAGCATTAATAATTGTAGTATTCCACTGTTCTTGTGGTACTATTACACCGTCTATAGTTAACAGCAGCTTATTAGCTAGTCGTTTGCCTAGCTTATACTTATCAATAATATAGCTAGCGAATTCGCTGCATGTAGTACCTACACGCACACCTTCTAGTACAGTATTAGACCACTGCAGTGGATGCGGTTTGCCAGTAGCTATAATGCTAGTAGGTTTATATCTGTAAAATCCTAGTAGTCTGCGTTTCCAGCTAAAGTTATCTAGGCGTTCAATTACGCTATCTAAACCATCTCTGCTGTGTATAAATCGTTGATCGCCTATGTATATGCCAATATGAGCTGGTTCGCCTAGGATATTGAACAAACATAGGTCACCTGGATGTGGGTTAGCAACTGGCTCCCAACCATCCTTATAATAGTCAATAGCAGCTACAACCTTAGGGTCATAGCTGCCAGCGTATAATTCTGTATAGCTAGGCAATTCTATGCCTAGCTCGTGCTTGTAAAATAGTCTGGCTAATCCCCAGCAGTCTACACCTTGTGTGCTTCTACCATTTTCTTTATATGGTAAGCCAATATATTTATTATAATTCATTAGAACAATCCTGGAAAATATAATGGTGTAAAGTTAAAGTTAGGAAAAGGCTCACGACTAAAGCTAATCATTTCTAGTTGTAGTTGTATACTTTCAGCGTTATAAATGGCGTTGGTAATATAAAATTTAGGAAAACTAGCTTCTATGTAGTTAGGATCACTAGCTAGTATTAATTGTATATTTACTTCAGCTGGTTTTGTAAGGTGTTGTCTAATTAAATAGATTGCTTCTTGTGTAACATAATTAAATACAATTGAGCAATTTCCTACCCCAGTTTCTTGCTCTGTGGGTAGGGTAATTTGCATTGGTAAAAATACATATCTAAGGCTGTTACTTATAACGCCATAAATTACTTCACTATCAGTAGTATCGCCTGTAATAGTGTTTGTTGTAGCTGTAGCTCCAGTAAGTCGTTGAGTAAATCCATCTGCTAAACGTATAGGATTTGCTAGATCTTCTGGATCTGTAATAGTTACAAGCATAATTAATTGCTCGTCTGTTTCAGACGAAAACATAGCGCGTATAG